TGCTCGAGCAACATATAATGGATCACTTTTTACTGTGAATGATGAAATAGTAGATTGTGTTAATGGATTGAATGTTTTTAATAAATTGGTTACTGCGGTTACGTTTGTACCAGACAATGTCATGTTATCAGCATTCCAATAAAAGAATGGACAATCGTTACGAGCAGATGCTAATAACACCGGATCTTGTGTTTTATCCTTGTTAGCCGTTCCATCGGTAACTCCGCCGGCATATCCAGTGCGATAACCAGCCATTCCTAAACCGGTTTTTACTCCTTGTAATCTGGCTTGGTTTAAACCACGTTCAAAACCTGATCTTGCCATGTTTAATAGAATTCGCCGTTAACGAAAATACTAGATGTAGTACCAGATGATAAAAACACTGATGCCGATGTTTGCATGGTTAAGAATGTATTTGGTGGTAAATTGTAATATGGTACACCATTTGCATCTTTTTGTTTTTGAAATACACCTGCATATAATGCATTACCGAAATAATCGAAAATAGCAGTACCTGCTGTATATCCTGAGTTAGCTGTTACTGCTAATGTACCTAAACGAGCGATACCAGCTGAACTAGAAAGTCCTAATACATGGTTAGCTGCGGTGGTTGAATTAGTTTGAACTGCTATACTATAAATTCTACTTCCTGCAGTACCGCCTTGTGCGATAACTACCGGTGTTAATTGTGATGAACTTACTAGAAATGATGATGATGCTAATAAAGCTCCTGTAAATGTTAAACTTGTTGCCATATGTGTTCTTTATTTATTATAAATATTTTGATTAAAAATTGTTAGATAAATATAACAATGTAGCCTGCATCAGCGCATCCGATGTTACGTTGTTACCAGACGATCCTGTAATAGATCCAGATATTGTTGTAGATCCTGTTATTATTAAAGCACCATTTAATTGGACTGTCTGTGCTAATGGATTGAGATAGGATGCCGTTACATTGAATAAATCGCTACCATCCCCACTAAAGTCTCCAATAAAATAACTAGCAGTTACTACACCTGTTACAAGTATAGATCCGGTTACATTAAGCGATGAGGTAAACATTGCATTGTTTAGTTGAGGATTGTTAATTATAACAGTATCACCAGTTGCACCCACATACAATGTATTACCATTACTAGTAATAGTACCGCCACCTAATAAATCCAATGTAACTGGTGCTGCAACGGTACCAAATTCTACAGTGCCGGTGGTAGTCTGATCTCCGATTATAATAGCATTGCTCGATCCAGACTCTGGACGTAAAATCATATCACCGGATGATGATATTAAAATAGTACCAGTTAAGTCTCCATATTCATTATGAAATTGTAATGGTTCTGCATTTATTACTTTGAACTTCATATTATATCCTCACATTATTAAATTTAGTCGTAGTTGCAACGTTATTTACAACACGAGCTACCGTTGGAGCACCTATATTCGTTGGTCTTAAATATTCAATTTGGTTTAAATTTTCATTTTCCAATAGTCGATGTATATCCCATGTATTTTTTGTTACTGTTACATTGTTAACATTATCTGTTAATATAGAAAATTTCATGTTTTTATATGAAAATGCAACATTTCCTATTTGAGATGTATATGGCGTATTCCATGCAAATATCAAACTATATATACCAGGTGATAAATTAAAAGTTTTATTGTATGAAATATTTGTAGCAGTTAATGATTTTAAATTTGTATTATCACTATCAATTACCCGGAAATCATTGTTATCTATTAATAAAATTTTTGGAGTATAAAAATCCACACCATGATATAATGACCGGTTTGGGTCATATGTATATTTTATATATGGTGAAAATTTATATGCAAATGATAAATCAAATGTAACATCACTTTGTTCATTAACATTGAATATACATCCTAAATCAGTTGTTTGTGCATATGCATGGGCTATATATGTTTTATCAGTACCGCAATATAATACGTTGTACCAATCCGCATCTTTGCGTATCATAGTGTATGCTGTGGTTGAAATTGCCCCTAATAATATATAATCTTTTCCTGCTAGAGCCGGGGCATTTCGTATTAATACACCATGGGTTAATGTCTCGCCGGTTGTTGCTAAATATGCAGATCGACCCGAGTTACCAATTGGTACTAAGGAATTGGGCGCCCAATGCTGCATATCATATGCTGTTTTTACTCGTTGGTTAGCGCTAGGTATAAATGCAGTCCATGACGTATATCGAGGTCCATAATTATGAGATACAGATAATGCAACATTGTTACTATATTCAATATTTTTCAGTATACCTTCTTCACCTAAGTTTTCAAAAAATTGATTAGTACTACGGTAATTATCAAAGAAATTATGTTTTATATATGTTTTTCTACGTATCCATTGCGGATATAGTGCATTTACGTTTAAATCATATTGTATGCCATCATTTAAATGAGAAAATATATTATGATTATAAACAGTATAATTTGCTGGGGTGAATACTAAACTGGTATTGTATGCCAATCGTTGGAATGTATTAAATGCAACGAATGGCGAATTTAGATATTGTTGATATCTATATGAAGTAGTTATTCCGCCGGCTAAAACTAAGTTTTTAAACACTCCCATTTGTGCGGTAATACAAGATAAATCTTGTCCCCAATCTATCCCAACGTCTTCAATTTTCATTAAGTATTGTGGAGATGATGCTTGGTTCGTTGCGGTTATGTTATATATCAATCCTTCAACTAATGCATTTTGTACCTTTATATGATTCCAGTTATTTGCTACGTATATACCGCATCGGTCATTAAATGCATTTTTCTTTAAAGAAACAGTACCGCGGTTTGTTTTCATTACAATAGTACCCGGACCGATGTATTCATTTGCTACCGGCCGATCTAGCGTTACAACACTACCGGATATTGATATAATATCATAACTACGTTTATATCCATCGGTAGGTGTATTTGATCCCGTTAATAAATTGTTTACAAATGTAGCGCCTTGGGATAAATTAGTATTTAACTGATTGAAGTTAGCTCCGTTGTCTGTACCTTGTGTGACTCCGCGCACAGAATTACCATACTGTTTACTCCAAAACATTATAGAATCGCCTACTCGAATATTTTTAACACTTCGAAGTTTTACTTGATTTTGAGTGCTAGGTGTATATCCAGATGCTGATTGAAAATTATATACCCCAAACAAACTTAAACCGGTATATTCTGATGATCGATTACCCGCCGCATTATGATAACGTATAAATCGTTTAGTTACGCTGCCGCTTGGGAATGTATAATATCGAATAGCGCCTGACCCGGCACTAATTCTCAAATCATCTTGTGTTGCATAAACTTCTTGCCACGAATCTGGCGTATCAGAAACTTCAAATTTAATGTTTCGCATTATGTTAGCCCAACCTATGGCATTAGACGGATATCCAGATTCTATACCTGTATAACCGCCTCCTACTGCTGGACTAATACCAATTGTATCAAATGTAACAGGCGTACCCATATCAATTGTTAAATAATTTAAACCAGCAACACTAGCTGTCATGTTTACTGGTTGAGTAAATCCATAATTATATGTTGGGCTAAAATTTAAAAATCTACTACCTTGATATGCAGTTAGATAACCTTGACAAGTATTGATATTATTATGTGCATAAGTAAAACTATGCAAGTACGGCATTATTCCGGTTTGTCCTTTTGTTCTCCAATAGTCCCATACTAAATTTCGATGACCCATTTCATCTTCTACTTCAGTAGCCCACCATTTAACTGTTTTATTAGCAAAATGTGATTCTTCTAAACCAGCTTCTCGTATATCTTGTAATGGCGCAATTTCATCTTCTGTATCTAATATGATTAAATCATATAAATTTTTAATAGAAACTGAAAATAATGATGCATATCGACGCATCTGTACAGAAATACCACCAGCATCATTAATAGATGACCATTTTCCTAAACTAACTCCATTTGCTAATAATTCAGTATAATTATCTTGTACCCGTACTTTTAAATTAACTTCCGATCCAATAGATGTAAATGATGATGTTGGTAAGTTCGTAAAAAAGTCATTATCATTATAAAAATCTCGTTTATTACTACCACTTACATATATTAAACCATCTCGGTTAATGTCGACAGCTCCATCCACATTAAAATATATTACACCATCTCCACGAACTCCAAATGCATTGTTTTCTTTAGGATAATATACATCTCCATATGATACTGTGTGTAAATTATAATCTTCACGTTGTGATGGTTTTACTGGCCATACTAAGCCTATTGACTCATATAAACTTCCGCTATATTTTGTAAAATCTTGTATTAAACTGCCAGATAACTCAATTTCTCCTTCTTTAAACCAGCTACCTGATATAAAGAAATTGCCACGCATACCGTATGTTGCTGTTAAATAGTTAGCAGCTGTTGAGTTATTTGATAAACTAGCGCTATTTAGATAAAATGAGTATTTTCCATTTCTAGAACCGGTAGTCATGAAATTATATGAAAAATATGAATCTGCATATGTTGGTGTTGTCGTTGCTCCAGAATAACCAGATCCAGAAAATGCATATGGAGATTTACAAAATTCTTGTACTGCTTGAGTTTCTGGTTTTGTGAAGTCTACGAATCTAGATTGACTTAAATATGTATTTGTTTCTAATACCCGATATACCCCCTCATTTGTTGCAACCCAATCACCTGTTTTAAAGGCATGATGGTTTGTTTCTGCTAATAATACACGCCTAGATCCAGAGAAGTATTGTACCGGTTTTTTAAATGTTTCGGCAAACTGTTTGTATGTAAATGTACCTAAATTTTGATGTATATATCCTTGATATCCTAATCTTTTTGAAACATAAAGTTTACTGCCACTAATTTTTTCTATACGTACAACTTCATCTGTTTCTGGTGTACCTGTTGTTATAGCATCTAACCATGTTAATGGTTTAGAATAATATGAACCAATTGGGTTTAATATATTACCGGTAGATGGGAAACTAGAAGTCGTAGATCCGGATAAATTCATAATACCTACTATGTTAGTATCTTGTTGAATAGTTATCCAATCACCAACATCGAATGCATTTGCATTTTGCACTTCTATGTAATTATCACCAGCAACGCTACTAGTAGTAGTAAATGATGCTGAATAGTTTGCAGATCCGGATAATAATACAAAATTACCTCCGGTACTATTTAAATATATTCCGGTGTTTAATTGACCTTGTACGTTGTTTCTTAAACTGCTACTAACTTCAATTGTCGCAGAATCTTGTACTATCAATGTACTGAAATTAGCACCGTTTGTAAAGAAATCTACAGACGGAGTTGACCCAGTTGCTAATATTAATTTTGATGTATTTTTTAATATAAACTGATTATGATCGCCCATACGTACGGTACCAACCGTCCATTGTTGGGATCCTGTTAATTCATACATTAACGGTCCTTGCATAGCTCCCGAAGCTGGCGACGATCCCGTAAATGGAATTAATTGGTTATTACCCGTTGCCATATATCCTAATGCATAATTATCATCAAACTCATAACTACCAGATATAATCCAATTATCACCAGGTACTACCGAACATGTAGTATTGCTATACGAACGATCGATACTACAACTATGTAAGAATGTATTAGTAGTAGTACCAGTCATGTAGTTATAATCAACTTTAATATAATTTTTAAATGCAGCATTTGTTTTAAATAAAAAACTACCAGATGTTGCAGAAAACCCAGTATTACCATATAAACGTATTCTAACTCTACCATCTAATGACGATGACCATGGAAATATATAATTCGCATATGGTGTTACTAATGATGACGCAGCATCTGGAAAATAAAACTGTTGCGTATATGGATGGTGTGGAAATACTGCTATGTCTGCAGGGCCAGGTACTACACCTCCTACCCATGTATTTGGATCTAATACGTTTAATGGAGTAGCTGAACCGGTTTTTGCTGTTATTATAGCCATAAATTATCCTAGTTGTTGTAATACCACTTCATATATTTTAATAATATCCAAAAACATTGCAGTTTCATTTGCTGGAATATTAGCATTCGGATCTTGTTGTTGTATTTCGCGAAGATACTGTTCTTGATATTCCCGTACAGTATCTCGTTGTTGTTCTAGTTCAGATTTAACAAATTGATATGGTGCTGAAATAGTAACAGTATCATCCTGAACCGTAGCACCGCCAGATTTTATTATACCGTATAATAGTTGAATGTTACTAGGTAATAATTCTAATAATCGTTTTTGTAATATAGGTGTTTCCATGTTTTAAGGCCTTTTATAACTCTTATAAATTAGTTCGGATCCGGATGGGATCGTTATATTAAATTGTACTGATGCTGTTGTAATCGGGATAAAATCAATGTCATACCGCATTTGTATACCGTTAACGTGCACTTCTAGATATTCATATGCAGATGAACTGAAATATGTTAATGCCCCTGGTAATATAACGGTAGTCCCTGACAATATACTCGATGTTAATGTTGCATATAGCGCTATAGGTGCATTTAATCCAGATATATCTACATTAAATGTACTACTATCCCCTTTTGTAAATACTATGTTTGGATCTGAAAATGAAGCTGTTTTTAACAATGAACCAGTGTCAGTAGATCCGCCAGGGCCGCTTGGCGCAGTACCATGTGAAACCGTTCCTGTTGCAACATCATAATATAATACATCAGTCGTTGTATTATTAGGTATTGCTGCAAATATAACAGAACCACTAACATCAATTGATCCGGTTATTTCAGAGTTTCCTTGTGACCGGAAACCGTTCTTTATTATGAATTCATTTGCCATTTATTACTTTCCCTATCCAGTAACTTGGTTATTTATATATAAATATGTATAGATATTATTTAATACCCAAAACGAGTTTTAGAAGCATTATAATTTTGTAGAACTTCAGCAGCTGTTAATGTTTTATTATAAATAAGCAAGTCCCCCATTTTTAAACCATAATATGATGGAGTTCCGCCTGCACCTATTGCTGATGCTATTTTCCAACGGCGATCTAATTTTTCAGTATCAAATCCGGAAGGCGATGAGCCAGCAGTTGTACTAGTTACAGCAATATTAACTCCATTAACGTAACATTTAACATCAGTCGATGCACCGTTCATTGTGAATGTTAAATTAGTCCAAGTGTTTAAACTAACAGCTTCCGAAGTAGCTGTCCAAAATGTGTAATTTGTCGTAGTACCAATATACATTCTAGGGGCCATTCCCGTAGTACCATTTACTAGACCTACATAATCTGCTAAACGCGTTACAGCTGATGTGTTATATCTACTAAAGATTAATTTAAGTGTATTCGTTGTTACATATATCCACATCGAAATAGATACTGTAGATGATCCGTTAATTGGTAAAACTGTACCAAAATCAGTATATTCATTTGTTCCATCAAATATCAATACCCCACCATTTGCAGAATCGTATGTAGGTGTATTATATAACGTACCATTATTTGTATTACGAGATATATCTTTCCACGTGGTAGGATCGGTTGGTCGATTATAATATGAATTAGGAGATCCGGCGCTAACATATAACACCAGTTGATCATTTACGTAATTAGGACCGCGCCAGTTGCTTACTGTACTCATATTATATCATTCGGTGACCATTCAGGTCCTGTTAAAATAGTTAATATTTCTCCATATGTATAAGGACCTTCGGACGTTGTTAGAGATAATATACAATTAGGAATATCTCCTTCCCATTTAACAAATGTTTTAGTACCATCTACCGAAATCCTAATTGTATCTATGGATGTTTCTAATACTTGTGAAAAATCAATAAGTGGTAATTCTGACATTGAAAATATCATGAATTGTCTATCTGTATAATTTTCTATCATAATTCAAATCTCGTTTTAGTTGCGTTGTAGTTTTGGAGGACTTCTGTTGCTGAGAGTGCTCTGTTGTAGATTTGAGCATTGGCAATATTTCCATTAAGCCAAGCACTAATATTACCTTCTAAACTTCTAGCACCTATTACTAAAGGCTGGCCTGATAAATTTATATTAGTATCTACGCCTAACGTATTCTGTCCCACTAATATACCATTCAGATAAATTTGAGTATAACCATTAGACAGTATTTGGCAATGAAAATGTCTCCAAACGCCATCATTAACAGATATATTAGTAACTTCTAAATCTCGTCTTGTTCCATTTGCACCTCTAGCTAGAAATGCTAAGGTATTATTATTAAATAGATTTACAGCGGCTTCAATAAGTGGGGAACCGGTTTTTGTATTGTCTCGAGCTCCTATCATTCTATTACTTCCCCCATCGCCTACAGTTGCAGATGTTGTTCTAAACCATACTGAGTGAGAGTAGCTATTACCAGATACTAATACTGGTTTATAGTTGCTATTCACATATTCATTCACTCCATCAAACACAATTGAACCACCATTTGCACTGCTGTAAGTTGGTCCGTTTACTAATGTTCCATTATTTCCACCACGTGAAATATCATTCCAAGTTGTAGAACCAGATACATAACTCTTAGAGTTAGCAGCATCTAAATACAAAACTAATCCGTCTGTAACTATTTTAGGACTACAATTAAACGCCATATTATAAACCTTTTACTATTGTTTTTATTGTCCAACCCGATGTTGTTGCTGATCCTGTTAATATCATACTAGCACCGGATATTAAAACGGTAAATGCAAATCCTGCAGTAGATCCAAAATCAGTTGTTGTAGTTTCAGTGAAATTTACCGATGATCCTGATTGAATAGCCATAATCGAACCAGCACGTGCATTTGAACCAGATCTGATCGAATATTCATAGAATGCTGTATCATATGATGCTGTAGGTAAACTATATATATTGAAGGCTCCTGATGCTGTAGTTACTAGCTTTGTAGTTGTAATTAACATCGGATCTTGGTAACTACCTAGTAATACTGTATTATCTGAGAATGCCTCTAATACTGGTAATCCGGAAATATCATTAACTGAGAATAATGATCCTGATAAGTTATCTGTTACGGAAAATAATTCACCTTGTGATCCTTGTACTGTGAATATTGGATTTGTAGAGCCGGACCCATATAATATTAATGTTGAGCCAGATACTGTTCCAATAGACCCAGACAAATACATTCGTGAGCCTGTTATATTTTGGGTTACATTAACTGATCCGGTTACTATTAATGATCCTGATATAATGGCAGAACCGGTATATGGAAAATCAGATGATCCTGCGCCGGCGGTTGCATATGTTAATTCACCGGTAGTTGTATTATAATATACAGTATTACTTGTTGATGTATTAGGTAAATTTTTAAAAAATACAGATGATGTAGTAGTTAATGATCCAGATATAATAGTAGAACCAGAAACATCTAATTTAGCGTTTGGTGCAGTTTTTCCAATACCAACATTATTTGCTACGCTATTACCACTAGAATCAACCCCAAATAAAATATCATTTCCCGTACCACTTCCGCTACTATTATATATTCTTAAATCGTTTCCTGCTAAATTAAATAACCATGCACTATCATTATCTCTTCTGCGTAATGATAATGAAACGGTGTTCCCATCAGGAACATCTACTCCTAGAGCGGTTGTTCCAGAAGAGGAAACATGAAGTTTATATGCAGGTGATTGAACTGAGCCTACTCCCGTATTACCACCACCGGCACCTAATAATATATTAGTTGTTGATACCCTATTTAAATAAAAACTTGTATTATCCGCTTCAATAGCACCGTTAGTAGGATATAACCTAAACGCTCTATTGTTTGAAGTTCCGTAAACTCTTAATTGTGGATCAACGTCAACAACATCTAATTTATAGGTACCAACACTTCCAGTACCTATACTAACATTACCTGTAGATCCAATAACAAATGGTGTTGAATCCGGATTTGTGTCATCTTCTACTAGGAATGAATTACCGGCACCAGTATTATTAACATGTAATTTTGCATTAAGTGATGATGTAATCCCAATACCGACATCACCGGAGGAGGATACAAATAATTTGTTTGAACCGATTAATAAATCATTGGTTGTTCCTGATGCTGATACTATTAAAGACCCGGTAATTATTACGTCTTGGTTTAATGAATTAACATAACTCGCAGTACTAGCAAAACTAGATGATACTGCATTTAAAACATAACTTGCAGTTATTGCATTTGTTGCCCAAGATGCTGTACCAATTAATTGGCCCGTAAATGATCCACTAAATGATCCGGTATTTGATAAAAATTGATCTACTCTATTTACAGTTAATATTACTGAAGGAATGCCTGGGTGTCCACCACCTGCGGTTTCAGCTAAGAGTCTTAAATCGGTATCTGCTGAATACCATATTATTTGGTAATAGTCATTAGCTGCTGAGTTTACGAACCAGTTCCAAGCTGCTACTTGTTTATCGTTGTTACCACTTAATGTGATTGTAGTAGCAGTATCTGCTAAATCGATACCATTTTTACTAAGCCAAATTACTATTTCATCAGTTCCAGCGTCTGTTTTATCTATTTGAGCTGAAAACTGGATATTATATACACCTGGGTTTTCTGTTTTAATATATGTGTTGTATGGAGATGTTGATCCTGATATGGATACTCCGTTTGTAATGTCTGTTGTGTTGAAAGACATTAAACGTGGAATATTACCTACAGGATTTGTTTGTGTAGTTGTGTCATAAAAAGATCCATAAGACCCGGTTGCTGTATTATAGGAAGGCCCTCCAGCAGTAGCAGAAATAGTTACTTGTCCTTTACCCGTTGTTGGGGAAAGAGTTATGTTAGGTCCTGCTAATAATTGTGTTACACCACCGTTTAAAGCATATGAACTCGATAGTGCTTGAGTTGCATAAGATGCAGTTCCTAATAGAGAACCTGTTATACTCGGCGCATATAAAGATGCAAGTTCTCCGGCAGATCCGGAGGTTAAGACCTTTTTCCAATTTGGCATATTATTTCCTTTTCATATTGTGGTTAGATACATACACTTATGCCGTGTGTGTGCCTACTTCCTTGCGGCCAACAATATATTTTATAATAAATATAAAACTAGGAAAATAACATTATTTTTTTGAAGGTTGTACTTTGTCTAAAACCGGAGTGTTATTATTAGATACTTTAAGAATTTCTTGTTCTAATTTTGTTTGTAATTCAGCAATATATTTTGCATCTTTACCAGTAATTGTAACTGTATCTAATGCTTGTCGCAATACCCCTAAATCTTGAAGTGTTAACATAACTTATTATTTTTTTGATAAATATTGTTGTTGTAATTTATATACTACTGTATATAACATTTCTAAATGTGTTCCTGGAAATGATGAATTTTTAATCAAATCCAATAAATATTCAATTTCTATTTTATCTAAAGTAAATTCCTCCCCAGAGTTACCGGGAGAGGAATTTGGTTTTTTATCTATAATACCCATTATAACTCTTTAATCTAAATATATAAAATTTTATGCATAAATCCAAACCGTGCCGTCTGTATTTGTATAAATTGCACCTTCTTTAGCAAACTCACCGGTAGTTGGTTTTGTTGCACCATGTGATGCTTCTGTGAATACATATGACATAAATGAACCGCTTACACCAGATGCTGCAGTTGGATCTAATGCATTGGATGTATCAATTAATCCATCTTGGAATCCCCAACGACCTGTGGCTGAATCAAATCCGAACGCAATATTTCCCGCGGCTTCAGAACCTCTGTCAATAACAATACCACCATCTGTTGTACCAGCTGAACCAGATGCTAATAGTATAAATTTATCTTCTACATATAAATCTTGTGTATTAATATATGTAGCAGTACCATTAACAAATAAATCGCCAGTAACGGTTAAATTATTACCAATTGTTACATCGTTAGGTAATCCAATTGTAATAGTCTGGCCGGATACCGATGTTTCGATTTCATTAGCAGTACCTTGAATATCTAATGTTTGTGTTGCTAATGCTACTGTGCTAGGACCGCCGGCGTCTGCATCAATAGTCAGTGTAGTTGCAATACCGGTTAATTGCGATCCATCTCCGGTGAATGAACCAGTAAATGATCCTGTTAATGATGAATTTGCTCCTGTTAACTGAATAGATGATGCACCAGAAACAACAGTACCATTGTCTGCTAAACTAGTTGGTTGGAATTTACCATCAGTATCATCCCATTTTACAATTGTATTGCTTGTTAAATCAGCTGCGCCCGATACCGTTAATGTAACAGCTGCAGATCCATTAAATGAAACAGCTCCACCTAAACCTTCACCAAATGTAAGTGTATTAGTTAAACTACCCGCAGTTATACCTGTTAACTGAGAACCATCGCCTTGAAATGATCCGGAAAAACTACCAGAATGTGATAGTCCAGATGCGCCCGTTGTTGCTACAATATTTCCAGTACCATTAATAGCCGTTGTAGAAAGGTTACTAGCCCCGCCTCCAATTACTACTTGACCGGATGTTAAGTTGTCTACTTGTAATGCCGTTAGATTTGCGTTACTGCCCGAGACAATGACCTTTTTCCATGTTGCCATTTAAATTATCCTTTTTTATATAAATATATATCTAATTATTCTAGTCCTACAAAAAATGAAGATGATGTAAAATATATACCACCTACCGGTGCTGTGTCTGTTAGTTCTGCAGATTGTGTTGCTAATACAACTACTCCACTTTGTGATACAGTTAATACATTAGTACCTGCATTTTTAATTAAAAATATATTGTTTGAAGTATCTACTTGTGCTGTTATACTACCTGACACAATTCTATATGATTCTTGTTGATTAAGTGCATATGATGCGGTTAATGCATATGATGAGGTAATATCATACAATAAGCCAGGGCGTAATTGTCCGGGTTTAAACTGTCTCATTATGCCCATCTCCCATTTACTATTACCGTATCATTGCTGTCTATAGAATATCCTAATGTTGATGTATCAAATATCATTGTCTGTGTACCAGTATCACTAGGTGTCCAGGTATAACATACTTTATCAATATATTGACCATTTATATATACATCAAATTCATTTTTTGTTGCTGCGGTAAATGTAACTGGGTTTAATGCTGCTTGTGCAGATACTGTAACTGTTGTTGAATTTGAATATGTAGCAGTTTCATCTCGAGTTGCAACTAAATATGAAAATATGTTGTTTGTTATCTGTACTTGATTACCTCCGCCGGTAACTATAGTACCACCACCCATTTGTAGAATTTCTTGAGGTACTTTTGTAGTAGTAAACAATAATTCATCTGTTACTGTGTAATCGAATACTACTTTTTTTACAGAATACATTTTTTTCAATGTAGATACTCGGGATTCTTGTTCTGATAACAATGTTCCTAATACAGTTAATGGTACACTTGCCCGAACCAATCGGTCTTCCCCAACGGTATTCACTGTTTCAAATGTTATACTGCCGATACTAGTAGTGAATCGATTTCCATCATTGCCCCATAAATATCTACCATATGGTAATATTTGATCAATAACATCATTTAGTTGTGAAGTAAAATCACACCAAATCATCATATCATATTCAACAGTTACATATTTAGGAACATCTATAACATATATCTTTTCAGATGATGCTGGTTGATTTGTTGGTATTGGAAATAGTTCATCTTCATAACGATTTCTAGCATTATATTTTTGTTTATGTGTTAACAAGTTGCTACTAGGAATACGATTAACATCCAATGTACGTAAATTATCTCGTTCTACGGCACTATTACGCTTTAATAAGATTAATGGAGACTGTAACATACCTTTTTCATCACGTAAATATCCTAATCTACGTACATTGTCCCATTTTTCACCGTTAGAAAATATAGTAGGAACTGGTATTAAAACATCTTTATCTGTTATTTGTGGTTGAATTTCGTTGTCAATATACCATTTAATTGCATAATCGATGTCATATAAAGTACGTTTTTCATTGCGTATTATATCATCATCTCTGCGTGTTTGTGCAGCTCTATTCAATAACAAATCAGGAGTTAACCCTTCAGTTGTAGGCGGGTTAGGTTTATTACTTTTCCGGTCGATATTTTGTTTGTTATATCTAGGCATTATTGTTTGTATCCAAATTTATTATCACCACCGCGTCTTAAATTTTTAATACCTTGTGGCGTTTGTCTTGTTGCGTGAGTATCTATCATGATAGAAACACTATAACCATGATTTGCACCGTTTGGCCATGTTTCTGGATTTTTTCCTGCAAAATACTGATTTGCATCTACGTTATCAACTTCATAATATTCATTATCCCAAAATATTATGTCACCAACTTCTGGATAAAAATCTGCACGTTCTAATATATCTCGCGACACTCCAAACTGAGCTGTTCTTGTATATGAATGACCATAATCATCCATATTTGCAGTTTTTCCTTCTTTAGTGATTAAACAAGGAATTAATATAGAATCATAGTATGATTTATTTTCAGACTCGCCGTATATATTTGAATTACTAGTTTCTATATGCAGTTTAAAAAATTCTATTTCAGTATCTATAATTGCGTTTAGTAATTCTCTGTTAATTGATGCTAAAAATTTTGCATCTCGCATCCCGCCAAATAGTGCCATTCATCCTCCTTATCCAACATAAATTTTAAGCGGAACCTTTGCTAACAACTCATTCATCTGTGTTGCTTCTGCATTTTGACGCGTTAACATTTGTTCTTTAGTTAATTTATCTAAAAATTCTCGAAGCTGCGTTATTAATGCTTCTTTTTCAGATTGTCCTTGTGATACTAAATCAGATCCGTTAAGTGTTACTTCAGCATTTGGAATCGGTACTGATGAATATTTACCACGAACGTATCCTAACATTTCTTTAACTAGTGCAACACCGTATTTAAATATCCAAGCTCTACCCATATCATTAATTGTACTATATGTTTGATATGTATATGGTATATTTGATGCGTCACTTACAACACCGTTTATAAGTGCGGTATTACCAAATAAAAATGCTTGTTGATCTTTTTCTTCTTCGAATAAATATTCGATCCATACTTTGCTATAAAATAATGAAGATGCCGAAGAACCGGTACCGGATGTCGGCACAGGCCAAAATTTAATATCATCCCCGTGTATTTCAAAAGTATAATGAGACTTACGAATTTGATCATTAAATTCAATTGCTTGCAATCTTAATAAATCTGCATGAACTGGCATCATCATGAAACTAATAGATGGGGAGAATCCACCAAAGTTAAATGAATCTAATAATTGCTGAGAACCCAATCCTGTTCCTACGAATGGATCAAAATATCTAACAATAGCTGGCGGTGTGTTATGTAATACTCTGCGAATTTCAACTGAACTAGTAGTTGATAATGATGCCGATTCAGCAGCTAATGATGCTGAAACTGCTTCTCGTATACTATAAGTTTGTTGTCCGGGTTGTATGTTAATAACAGCTTTACGCCATTTTACATTTCCACCGCTATCTGCTTCTGTACCGTACGCTTTAGATAATTTTGTAATATAATTTAATGATGTACCAACAGTTTTACCAGTAAAACTACCTCCATTTAAAAATGCAGAACCTGTTTGTACACCTAATGTATTTAATAGGTTATTTACAATATTAACTTGATTAATTTGATTTGAGTATTCAACTGTAGCTGCTTCCAATGCTGTATAAAAATTAATATCAATTAATTCTACATCCATGATTGGATATCCAACATGTTGTGCTGCAAATTTTGCAAAACTATCTGCTTGTTGTTGGAATATTGGATCTGCATCGAAAAATCCAAATGGTGTAGACCCAACAGTAAATGATGAACTGCCTGGCCAGATTGGTCTATTTTCGCTGTAATCCATTATATTCCCTTTTTACATATAAATATCAATACTTTTCATTTAGCAAGTTTAAAATCTCCTCTAACGCTTCATGACGATGATTATCTGTTAAAATAATTTCATTTACAAAACGAGATGGTTTAATTTTAGGTACTTCATGAACTGCCGAATCATTATTAAATTTTAAATCTATTTGATATCTATCGCCTGTTAATATCATAATACTATCTTTACCTAAACGAGACAATACCATTTGCAACTGTTGTTTAGTCAAGTTTTGAAATTCATCTACTATACAAACTGCATTATCAAATGTACGTCCGCGGAAGTGTGCTAAAGAAACCAATTCTATATTTTCTTCCTTTTCCATTTTATCTAATAACTCTGGTTTGTTATATACTTTACGCATATTGCTTCGAATCGGAACTAACCACGGATCCATTTTTTCTGCTAATGTTCCTGGCAAAAATCCATTATCTTCATTTGACACAGTTGGACGAGTTATGATAATTTTATCTATTCTGCGTTTAAAGAACATATCCAATGCAATTTGTACTGCTAGCAATGTTTTACCAGAACCAGCTTTACCAATAATAAAATTAAATGGCGTTTCTAATATTTTTGATTTTGCGGCTTTTTGTTCTTCTGACAATGTTATTGAAAACTTAATGTCGTTTTTTGGAGGAGTTTTTTCCTTGTTTGATAATGCTGCCATAATAATAACTTGTTAAAATAATTTTGTAAGTGTTGATTCTTGTAAAGACATATCCTTTAATGTTTCAATTTTACCTAAACACATTTGTCTGATAGCTTCATATGTTTTTCTAGCCGGATATGGGGTCATTACTTTAATTGTAACTAATTCTTTATCTGGTCCTAAATCCTTTTCTATATGTACCATTAATACTAAACGTACAGCTCGGATACGGTCCAATACGTCTACAAGTCGGCCATCATAACGAATAATCGCCTGCATTGAATACTTATGTCTTTCTACTGCCATATATAATCTTATTTCTTTATTATAAATATCAAAACAGTAAGAAAGGGTAGCCTTTCGACTACCCTTTTCTTTTACCTAACTTTTACAAAGATTAAAGTGTATTCAATCCGTGTACGTATACTTTTCCGTAGAATTCAGAACGAACTACTTTCTTCGCGTAACGTGTCATAACACCTTTACGTGGAGTGAAGTTAACTGGATCATATACCAATGGAGTCATGATAAGTGGAATGTATGGACTAAATACAGCACCAGTTTCAAGGAACTGAGAACCTCTGAAGCCCATCAAGATTACATTCTCTTGCATGTAAGGGTTTTTGTAAACTGTGTAACGGTTATTGATTGCACCAATTTTTTGTACACCAGCTGCAAATTCCATTTTGTTACCATCTGTATCAGCAGCAAATCCTGGGATAGACTCAAGAATAGTTGCAACTGCAGGAGATGTTACAAGGAAGTTAGCACCACCTCTTAAAGTTTTTTGGTGAATTTTATTAGATACTTTTTGAAGTTTAGTACCTAATGTTTGGAACCATCCACCTTGAGTGTTATAGTATCCATCACCAACTGCAGTAGCTGCACCAGCACCTGATTGTGTAAATCCAGATCCGTTCCAGAAGTTGTTATTTAATGCTGACCAATACTCAGTAGTTGGAGCTGCAGAAATCAACATATCTAAGATTTCTAGATCAATTTCCATTGATACATACTCAGACAACATTGAAGTCAATTCAGCTTCAGCATCAATTGAATGGTAAGCATTTAAGTCTTGAGCGAATTCAGGAGTCCAAACTGCTTTCAACTTACGAGTCTTAGCAACGATTGGATCTGATTGCATTTCAAGGTTAATTTCTGGGATATCAATATCCGTACCTTGGTTAATACCAGAAGTACCATATGCGGTACCTTTGAATGGATTTTTATCTTCAAAGTCACCGCGTGAATAATCATTCGGTTGAACTGAGAAGTTTAATTTAGGAGCTTGACCGCTTGTAGCTGTATAGAATAAGTTACCAGATCCAAATGCAGATCCAGTTACGATCATAGTTACATTATATGAGCTATCAATTTTAGAGAAAGCTTGTACCGGTACATACTCAGTAGATCCAGAAGTTAATGTAAATGAACGAACTGCATATAAATCAGCTGTTGATGGTGCAGTGAATGTTACTTTTACGTATTGAGCTGCTGATCCTGTATAATTTGAATCATAATTAAAATCTGCAGCACCTACTGATCCTGTTGTGATAGTTACAACTGATGCAGTATTGTTAAGTGAATAACCAAAACGACCAGCACCATAAAGACCTCCTGATGGATCATTACCAGTAGTAGTAACACCAAACAATGAATCATCGGCATTTGGAGAACCGAATGGATCACCCGTTCTATTTAAATTATCATCATCAAATCCAGGTTGAGCTGTACCATATTTAAAGTCTAGATAGAAAATAAGACCTGATGGCAAGTTCATTGGCTGAACTGAAACAAATTCTTTTGCAGCAAACTCAGCAAAGATACGACGTACCAATGGAAGTGCAACACCAGCCCACTCTTCAGATCCTTGTGCTGTACCTGTTTGTGATGCTTCTTTTACTAACTGACGAGCTTGGTTTTCAAGCAATTGAGACATACCTGCTCTTTCAGTTTCACTTTTAAGACCTTCTAATAGTCCCGTTTTTTCCCATTTTGCTTGTAAAGCTTTTGCTTGATTTCTTTGAACGAAATCATTTGTTTGTAATAAGTTTGAAATACTCATTTTTTCTTTCCTTTTTAATTATAGCAATCCTGCTAATTTTTTCCATCTATTAGCTAATTCAAATCCTTCATTAAGAATTGGAGCAGATTTTGGAGCTGTTGTTGCAGTCGGTTTAGATGCATAAGACTCTTTTACTACTCTTTTCTTAGTTGCTGGACGTGTAAATGATTCAGCTAATGTACTAAATACTAATTTTACTTCTCTTGTGTTCCCAGCTCTATCAAAGTTTTCAATAACTTTCATTTTCTGAGATTCGTTTAATTCAAAATTGCGGAACAATTTGTTTGTATAAAGAAGTTTTGCATTAAGAAGATTAACTTCATTGATGATAGATTTAAGTTGTTTAACCGTACGGTATGCTTCTTGAAGTTCTTCTTCTTTTTCAGCAACTTCAGATTTCAATGCTTCAACAACTTCTTCTTCTTCATCAGCAGCTTCAGGATTAGCCATTTCGTCTTCACGTAAAATTGCTTCAATGATAGAATCGATGTCTTCTGTTAAATCTTCATCTTCTTCGTCATGACCCATATCATACCCTTCGCCCATTTCTTCATCTTCGGCTGCTGGTTCTTCTAGATCACCTTCTAATTCACGAATAATAGATTCTAATTCTAAATCGCCATCTTCTTCGTCATGTGCATAACCTTCGTTATACTCATCTTCTGGATTTTCTTCTGCTGGTGCAATTTCATCACCTGGTAATGCTTCTTCTTCATCATCGGCGCCTAATACGCCAGATAAATCATAATCACCATCTTGATCGAAATCTAACCCAACACCTACTGAATCAGGCATTCCACCCATTCCAGCTTCTGCATCCATTCCAGCTTCATCGCTTAATCCAGCTTCTTCATCACCAGCCATTGCCTCTGGATTTTCTTCTTCATCTTCTAACTCTTTAGAAAGTTTTGTTGATAACATTCTTTCTAAACGAGGAGCAAATGCTTCTTGTAACGCAATTTTTGCATTAGCTAATGCAGTTTCTTTAACAGCATTTGCGTCTGCGATTGCTTGTTTTAGCAAATCAGATTTTGCCATACTTGTTTTCTCCTTAAATTGGTTGTTTTGGAAATAAGATTATTTAGAATCTTAATAGAATTTAATATATAATAAACGCTATATAAAGAATGAAATCGATAGCGTATTCTAATAATATATATAACCTAAAATAAAAAACAGTAAAAAAGCCCCAACTTTTTTGTTGAGGCTTAAAAATTAATAAAATTAAAAATTAAATGTTTCTTAAATCTTTAATTCGTTGCATATAAATTGCATCTATTTTTTCTTTTCTGCGAGACACAGTTGGTTTCGTGTATTCTTTACGATCTTTAACTGTCTCTAATACATCAGATGCTTTTACTTTGCGTTTCCATGTTTTAAGTGCGGATGCTAAATCTTCACGACTTGATCCTACTACTTTAACTCCTAATGGATTACCTGGTAGAATCATTTGATGTTGTTTTTGTTTTTTACTCATAAATTATATATTTGGTGTTCTTTTTTCTGCAGGTGGATTATTTGGCTGTTCATTTCTAACATTGAATCTGAAATGTTTAACTACCGGTAATTGTGAAATATATCCTTGAATTTTCTTTGATTCTTTATATGGATTTTCGCCTAATCGAAAATAAAAATATCCTACTTTACCAGATGCCGATACTGTTTGTTTAATTACTTTAAAACCTTTTTTTTCTGCCCATTGACGAATATCATCAGCAGTTGTTTGTGCTTGTGCTGGATCTACAATTACATATTCTATTCCGCCTCTATAATCATCCATATGATTTAAAAGTTCAGCTTCATCTAATTCTGATTCAGTTTTCATTCCAGGTTTTACTAATTTAACAGCTATACCCTTTTTTGCCATTTCTTCAGCTTGTTTTGGATCTGTTGTTTCTATCTTACCAGGAACTGATTCGTTTAATCCGAAAAAGTCTCTATATAATTTTTTAAATCGATTCATTATTTACCTTAATATAATTAATTTCTAACTAAATTCCAAATTACCCAATATCATAATATTTTTGTAATCCAGTAGCAATATCTTCATATGCTGCGGCCATTCTGCGTTCATGTATCAAAACCTCGTTAGCAGATTTTTGAAGTTCTTTAACTGCTTCGCTCAATGTTTTAAGATGTCGAGATGCTGCAACTTTTTCTACTACATCATCATCTGATTCAGATATCATACGAGTTGCAGTTTCAACCATTTTAGTAATATGATTAACTGCTTCTTGAAGTTGTTTTTTACCATACATTACTTCGCCTAATTGTGAATACTGGCGCAATGAATCTACAAAATGTCGTTTTTCTTCTAATGACAATGGTGCTGGTTGTTCTTTAAATACACCAGCTTTTTCTTCTGATTCATTTAATATCGATATGATACGATTTAAATTGTCTTGTTTGAATATCATAATTATATCCTACATTTTCCATCTTCGCAAAGTATAGATGTAATAATTTCATGTACACCTGCGTATTTATTTGTTTTAACACTATTTTTATTTACTGATTCATGCATATGAGTCGGTCTCATGAATGCTCCGTGAGTTGATGGATTTGATACAAAGTCCCAACAAATCAATTCAAAATCTTCTTGTACTTCAACAACACCTTCGTTTCGTAATTCTTTTACCGAACCTAATCCTCTAGAAGAAATACCCAATGTAATACCAGCTTTAAATAATGCTTTTAAAATATTACCTGATGGTGTATCTAAAATTTGTACTGCTCCTTTTAAATCATTACCATCCCACCATATTTTTAATACGTTATGAGACACGTTGTTCAAGTTAACAACAGATGACTCCGGATGATCTAATTCACCTAATGCTCTGTGTTGATCGATATATTCTACCTGGTATCGTTTACATTCACGTTCTAATATATGTTTAGGATATACTCGACCGTTTTGATTTTTAGCACCTGCTCTTTGCAAAACTCCTTGAACAACAAAACCACCAGGTATCCCATATGCAGCACCATTCGATTCAGTTAATGAACCAATTGGCTTAAATGGCATATATTCTACTAAGACATGTTTTGACATATTATTATTCTCCTAATGATCTTACTCGTTCTGATATTTTTATTAATCGTTCTGATATTTTTGTTAAAGCTTTTTTTGTGCTAGGTCCGTATGCATTCGATGTAACACCTGATTCTGTTTTTAATCGACTATTATAATTAACCATTGTTTCAATTTCTTGAAGTTTTTTTGCAATTTCTTGTATAGTTTCTTTAACTTTACGTTCTGGCGTTTTTTTCGGATCTCCATTTGCAAAACTACGATAACCTTCGATTATTTGTTCATATTTAGAATCTATCATTTCACCTAATTTATGTTGTATAGTTATATCTTTTCGTTTAGACTGTCCTGGTAATTGTGATAAGTCTTTCGATGGATATTCATACTCTTCATGCTGCCAAGTTTCACCATCTGTTGCATATGCAAACTTTTCCATATATTCAGCTTCTGGGAATTCTGGACGTTGATATTTTTCTAGATTATGGGTCGATTCATTAACACGTTTATATCCTAATGTTTCAACTGTATCATCATCCGCACCATGTTTACTAAACGCATTTGGCGTATTATAACCAGCAACTCCACCGGTAGTAGATATTTCATCCAAATCTTGTTCACACATACATTCAGACATAGTATACCCACATTCGTTGCAAGACTCGGCAGATTCTAAATCTAAAAATTTATCTTCTATTTCTTTTAAAAACGACTTCATTAATGAATACCTTTTAGTTCTCGAATTAAATCAAAATAACGTAACAAAGAAAGTACATGTGATTCTTTAATAGTTTTTAAATTTTCTACATTGCAAAGCATTTCAGATAGTTTTTCAACTTTAATCTTAACTACTCGATCGTCTACTAATTTAGCTTGTTCGGCAAGTTGTTTTTTTATAGTAGGTATTATTTTTTGTACGTATTCTCTGAATGTAGTTGTATCATTAACATTGGTAATATACTTATTCAACAAATGTTTTTGTGATTCATCTAACCCGGAATATTTTTCATTGAATTTATCTACTAGTAATTTATATGCTAATAAACGTACTTCTTTTGGTTGTGTGGAAAAGTTTTCTAATACCGGATCTTTTTTAGGTTGCACTCGTTCTGTTAATAAGCTATTATCAACAATAACGTTTTTGCATTCCATTATCTGTTTAGGATTATCAAATTCCTCATGTTCAAAAATCATGTTAATAGAAGCTAAAACTTTGTAATTATTAATATGTATTTTTGACATATTTTCGAATACAAACTTTTCTGAAATTTCTTTAACTAAATTATATCGTTGTCTTTTTAAAACGCTCTGATTCAGTTTACTATGTGCAGACTTAACCGTACGTATATAATCTAATGCTCGTGCCTCTGATTTAAATTGCTCTTTTAGCAAAGCATTATATAAATGTAGTTCTTTAGATAGTTCAGTGTTTTTTCCGAAATATTTTTTAATTATATCTATAGTAGTAGATTTATCAGAAGATAATGTTTC